TAGATATATTTATTACAACATCACCGGGTCTGTCCTGTGTGAAATATAAAACACCACCAACCTCATATATCTTAGTCCTCATGTTTGAACATATAGCATTAAGTAAATGATAACCAGAAGAAGGTGCAGCGATCTGTGTATTTAATGTAAACCTTGGTTCAGTGCTACCATCAAACGCATCAACAGTACCATCACTGTAAACGGCGGCCTGATATAATGAACCTAAATCAATCTGTGTATCAGTATATGGATATCCAAACCTATCGTTTGTTAATACTTCAAGTAGTTCCCATGCTGGATTATTAGTATAAACTCTTGAAACAGCAAATTCGCCATTCCAAACACCAGTATATACTCTTGTGTCTGCATCATAGTTAGAAGGAACTCTACATTTAATACCTTTAACATGATATCTTCTTGTAGGTACACCATTAAATTGATCAGCTCTAACATTGACACTCATTATAGCAGAATAAGGATAGTAAAACTTTTCATATTGTAACTCAACATAACTTGACCACCATGTTTTATTTTTAAGTCTATTAATATCACTATCATCAGTTATTCTTTCTACTTTTATATCCCAAGGCGCATCACTATATCCACTTAATTTATCAATAATAAATGTTCGTTGATATGGTTGAGTGTTCTTTCCAACAAAAGCAATAGTTCTTCCACCGACATATCCACCACCATTAGATTGAACTGATACTTTTAATTCTACTCTAGTTCCAACAATACCACCACTATCTGTATATTCAGCTAAAGCAGGTACTGTGAATACAAGTCTCACAGCGTTTATTTCATCATCAGTAATAGTCCTAGTTATAGCCCCACCAGTAATAGTTATTTCAGTACTTACATCAATTATATTACCAGCTGTTGTAGGTTGCGTTCTACTACCACCAGAGATGGTGGTGCCCTTAAATTCTGATGATATATATTTTTGATTAACAAGACCAGGTCTTCCTTCAGTAACAATATCGTGAAAGTTTTCGCCAACCCCATCAGATGACAATGGGGTTTCATCAAAAATGATATCCCTCCCATCCCCATGGACCATACCCTCTATCTCACCCTCACTTACTAAATCAACAATTCCTACATAAGCAACAGATTGTAATGTGTTTGGGCTCTCTGGTGGAGGACTAGAACTCTTTCCGCCACCTTTATTATGTACTCTTAATCCGTTTGCTATATAAGTTCTGTAAGGGTCAACCGATAAATTATATGAACGCTCATATGTTTCACATGATTCTATGTTCAATATTTCAACCTGGTCACCGGATATGTTATATAAATAATCACCTATAGACAACTCTTTAATTTCTACATATTTGTTGTCATCAATTAGTACCCAATGGTTTTCTGTTATATATACTGAACCCTTATCATATGTTACTTTCAGGAATTTATCTTTTGTGTCGTTTGTATCATGGTTGAATGTTTCAGTTACACAACCAACAACAGTGCTGCCTTCCTTATCATAACACACAATACCATCACCAATTTTAAAGTCCTGTATGTTTCTATAACCTTTATGAGTTAGAATTTTTGTGTTTTCTCTGAAACACCCTTTAGCGCCGTCTATTTGTTTTTCAGTCATTAAAATGTCTCCGTGATAAAATCTTTTATATCGAAAGTATCTAATTCATCAGAAGAAGTTTTTTCCATTATATTTACAGTGGATGAAATTAAAACGCTTCCTGCATAACACTGTCCTAATACAACAGGTACAACCCCACCTTGCTCAATATTGTTAACACCACCGTTATATAAAAAACTCGATTTTTGATCTACATCTTCACTTGAATACCCACCTGCATCAAGTCCGGGAGATAGCATTGTTGCTGCCCCACCCAACATTAAACCAACACCAAACTGAATCAGAGCTGGGTTATAATAAATTGCCCCAACAACTGTTAAAATTGCACCAGCAATAAATGAAAGCACACCATTCCCACCAGCACCAACTGCTTCAGATACAATAAACCATTCCCAATCGCCAGTTTCATAATTTATAGTTAAGTCTTTTTCTGTTAATGACTCATCATAATCGTCAAGTGATCGGCCTCTTACAATTGCATAAGTTCCATCTATAATTGATTTTCTAAAATTACTAAAATTTGCAGACATCAAACTAAGAATCTGTGCCCATGATGAAGCAGCTAACTCCAGTTGATCCCCATATTTAGATGTAAGTTCATCACCAACAAAGTTGACTTTTCTCATAATTTGGATTCTCCTATAAATTTAATCAACTGTTTCTCTGTATTCTTACCCCTACCATATTGATGATGAAAGTTTTTGTGGCACACCTCACACAATGTAATTCCATTTGAAATTGTAGTTCTTAGGTTAGGATTACTGTTATATGCTTCCAAATGATGCGCTACTAAATTACCACCTTTATTATCACCACATATTTGACAGGTATAGTTATCTCGTTCATAAACTGCTGAACGCCATTCATTATATCCTGGTATATTACGGCCATTCATTCTATGTTCTTCTGTAAGGTTGGGATTCCAGCGGGCAGCTAATTCACCAGTTCTACCTTTATTTGCCTTTATTGTTTTTTCTCTTTGTAAACAACCACAACTGAGTGTTCCACCACTTCTTAAATCTCCGCCACGAACAACGGTTTCTTTTCCGCAATCACACACACAAACCCATATAGCCTGTCTAGACTTGTCAACTCCTGCGCCACTTATAACTAACAACCTACCGTACCTGTTTCCTATTTCATCCTTCCTAAACATTACACGAACTCCTTATACCTTATAATTTTTGATACATTGTTTCTGTATATCATCATTGGTTGTTCAAAACTTAATCTACCATACAAATGATGTAATAACAAACCATTACCTGTATACACACCACAATGATTTACACTATCACCCATTATATTTGTCATAAACACATCGTTTTTTTGAATATTATCAAGTGTTATTCCTTTATCAATAAATCCGGCACCACCAAAATTATCTATAAGTAAAGAACTATTACCAGGAACATTCCACCAACCAAAATCACGTGGATAATTATTTAATGTTATATCTAATTCCTTTCTGTAATAATCTCTTACTAAACCATAACAATCATATAGACCGTGTATGAATGGTCTTCCCTTTAAGTCCTGAATTGGTAACTTATCACCGAAATAAAACACCCGCTGTGCTACGTTTCTGTGGTTCAAGTGAACTATACCATACGGTATTTGGTGTTTCATTTGAGATATCATATCTTGTTTAGAAGCGTGACCGGTGTGGTATTTCTTTTTATCTTTAACATAATCAACATGTGAGTGTATCATACACTGTATATTTTTAAATCTTGCTGTGTGTCGTGGATCAAACCTCATGAAGTTTATTGGATCATCTGCTATGTTTATAGATGGTATATATATATTATCTACTATATAACCACAACATTCATTAGGATACTCATCTCTAGCATGTTCAATCATTTGTTTCTCTATCTGTATATCAAAATATTGTATCATTATGATATTCTATATTTACTTATACCAGGAAACCCTCCGTATGGTACTCTTGTTGGAAATCTTAACTTACAATCACTTATTCGATGACCACATTTATCTTTATCAACTGTTGTTATTTCACCATCAACATCATAATAATCTGTACCTGTGTATGGACAACCTATTACATGATCATATATAAATGTAGATGTGTCTGTATCGTATACTCTATAAACAAACGGACATATATCCCTTATAACTTGTCTATGTGGTACAGTGTAACCGGAAAAGTCTGTTGACAATACTAATCTAAATTCTACAACATATTTATTCTGTTGTGTTTTTTGTTCAATTATAAATACATCAGCAGCAAATTGATGACTATTACCACCTTGAGTATGTCCATCTAAATACTTTGTAAATGTTCTTCTCCTTGTTAACTTTGCACCTACTAAATCACCAAACGAATTAATAGCTGTTCCTAAGGAGTTATTGACGTTGCTTAACTTTAATAAAGGTTCCGGTGATTGTTCACTTGACTTTATTTCTACGCCGGACAATTCATATGACAAAGGTAAATACGAAACACTATCTAACTCAACCATAGCACCACCATCTGTATGTCCACAGAAATAAAATATATCGGTGGCACCTAATGCTGTAGCATCTAGAGCAAACAATTCTATTAAATCCCCAGGCGCTAACTTCTGTATATCACTTAGTATTGCTGTGCTTGTTATTGGCATATTATTCCCTTAAGTTAAATCAAACACTTGGTAGAAGGTTGTATCTAATTGATAAACACCACTACCAAGTGCAGTCATTGTTTTTGATTTATATACAAATTTTAATGAAGATGTTCCAAAGGATGGTGTCCAATTAAAATAATCAACCCCACCAGTAGCTTCAAGGAATGCGTTTATCAACTCTATCGTTGCAGATGAATCTACAAATGTTAATGAATATATTAATGGTTGTGTATTTAGACCATCACCCACTCTTTGTGCATATCCATCACCAAGACTAGATACTTTTACTCTTGTTGTTACTGCTTCACTAGTACTATATGTTGGTTTCCAAGTAAATGTAGTTGCCATTATTTATCCTTTTAAAATGCTGGTTGTCTGTTTAATAAACCATTTGTTTTTTGTTCATATTGTATTGTCTGTCTTATCTGTTGTTTTATTGTTTCAGCTATCATTGTTCCTTCTCTCTTAGCTTCTTCAGGGGAACGACCACTAGCTTCAACATTTACAGTTATAGAGGTGTTGTTTCCACCACCTAATTTATCGTTAGGTACTATTGCTCCGTTTCTTGAAGGTGTAAATAATTCTGGGCCTTTCTCGCCCACTATGATTGGTGTGCCACCTGAAACATTACCACCACTAGCATACCCAAAAAGTTTTGCTACTCCACTAACTATACCACCAGCCTTACTTGTACCTTGTAATGCATCTAAAATTGTTTGTTGTATAATCATCTTAGCTATTTGTTTTAGGAATGAACTAGCGA